CGTAATTTAAGCGCTATGGTATATTTAAGGCACAAGGAGCCATCATGGAACTTTTAAAACCTCTAGCCGACACGGTGTTCCCCGCCGCGACTGTTTCGTATACGGGCACGGCTGGATCGACTTCTACTTGGGCCGCAGGCCCACAAGGCGTTGTAGTGTGGTCAACAACCCCCGCCTACGTTGTAGTCGGCGAGGGCGTCACCGCTACTACTGCCAGCACCCCAATTCCAGCTTTTACCCCCATTCCGTTTGCTGTGCCTAATGGCTCTGGCGGGCAGTGGAGGGTGAGTGCTATTCAGGTATCAGCGACCGGATCAATTTACTGTAAGCCGGTAAACATCCAATGAGTTTTGGGATTGCTGTCAGAAATGCTGTATCAATCGGGCTTGGCGGTATCGCCACGCTCTTTTCAGGCACTTTTGATGCCAGCTTGACGGTAGATAATTTGCTGACAGAATCTGGTGAAAATCTTGTGCAAGAAAATGGCGACTATATTCTTTTGGAGTGATTAAATGGCTGACTTAAAAATTTCCCAGTTAACAGCGGCAACAGTTCCCCTTGCCGGTACTGAGGTTTTGCCTATCGTCCAATCGGGCACAACCAAGCAAGTGTCAGTTGATAACTTGACTACCGGCAAAGCTGTTTCAGCTAGTACGGTGACTGCAACAACGCTTTTAGGTAATTTAGACACAAACGTGGCGGCGGCAAAACTTACAGTGTCGGGCACAAGTGTTGTTGCTAGCGGTACGGACACAAATATCAGCGTAACACTTACACCCAAGGGCACGGGCGTAGTTACTAACGGATCTACGTATAACGATACATACGGTAAAGTCCGTGCAATTTCTCAGTCTGGTTCGGCTAAAGTAGCCAGTTACACATTGACAACCGCTGATGTGGGCCGATTTATTGAGCTTGGTACAAGCGGCTCAATTATTGTTCCCGACGCCACATTTTCGGCGGGCGATGCGGTTGTAATTTTTAACAATACGTCTGGTGCAATTACTATTACGTTAACAATTACAACGGCGTATTTGGCAGGCACTGACGCAGATAAAGCAACACTTTCACTAGCAACTCGCGGTGTTTGTAATGTTTTGTTTATCAGCGGCACAGTTTGCGTGGTGACAGGAAACGTAGCATGACGGGCATTCTTTGCTCTTTTCTTGCCGCTGCTGGTGGCCCTCAGTTTATGGACGCGTCCACAACAGGCGCGACCGTAGTCACGTCTGCAAATTACAAAATTGCAACTTTTCTTGGTACTGGTACTTTTACTGTAAATAAACTTGGTGGTAACCCATCAGAAGGCTCGGCAGTTGATTACCTAGTAGTCGCTGGCGGTGGTGGTGGTGGTAACACTTACGCTGGTGGTGGCGGTGCAGGCGGTATGCGTACTAATACGGGGTTGACCGTTGCTGTACAAGCCTACACGATTACCATTGGTGGAGGTGGAACTGCTGCAACCGGATCGGGGCCATTTGTTGGCGGTAATGGTACTGATTCATCTTTTGGGTCTTTAATTGTTTCTACTGGCGGCGGCGGCGGCGGCGGGTCTAATGTCAGCCCAAATTCTGGTGGATCAGGTGGTGGTGGCACTGGAAACGCCGCATTTGCTGGCGCTGCTGGCACATCGGGTCAAGGTAATGCTGGCGGCACTGGCGCGTATACGGGGTCACTAGGCCGCCGTGGTGGTGGTGGTGGTGGCGCGGGCGCTGTAGGCGGTGATACAAGCGGTGGCAGCGGCGGCGCTGGCGGTGCCGGTACTGCATCTTCAATTAGCGGTAGTTCAGTTACTTACGCTGGCGGCGGTGGCGGTCAAGGTTCGCCCGATAGTGCTGGCGGGGCTGGCGGTGGTGGTATAGGGGGTAGTGGTGCTACTTCTGGAACAGCAAACCGAGGCGGCGGCGGCGGCGGTTCCAACTCTACTTCGGGTGCTGGTGGTTCCGGTATTGTGATAATTAAATGGAGATTCCAATAATGGCTCACTTTGCGGAATTAGATAGCAACAATATTGTGCTTCGAGTTATTGTTGTAAATGACGAAAGCACTTTAGATGAAAGCGGCGCCCCAAGCGAAGCCTGTGGAATTGCGTTTTGTGAAAATTTATTAGGCGGGCGCTGGATTCAAACAAGCTACAACACTTATGCAAATACGCATAGTTTGGGTGGAACACCTTTTCGTAAAAACTACGCTGCTATTGGTTATTCTTATGACGCACAGCGTGATGCTTTTATAGCACCAAGACCAAATGGCGATGAATATGTCTTTGATGAAGACAAATGTATTTGGTACGATCCTTTGTATGAACCAATAACAATAGGGGTTGAACGTGTCTGAAGTTGTTGAGGCCATGCAAGTAGTTGACAATGTTTTTGTAAAACTACATCAATTTTTAAGAGCCGGTGACACTCACCAAGGCCATGCACATGCGTTTGATCATGTGACATTGTTGGCAACCGGTTCAGTTTTGATGAAGCATGACAAGGGAGAACAAGAATACAAAGCGCCAACATTGATTGTCACGCCCAAAGGAATTTCCCATCAATTTACGGCTAAAGAACCTAATACGGTATTTTGTTGCATTCATGCAATACGCGATGGTGATGGGCTTGATGATGTAGTATTGCCAGAAATTTCTCAAGAAAAGGCTTGGGAACTTTTAACTAAATATGAATTAGCTGTACCAACTCAGTCCTAAACATGTCACAAATTGCCACTCTCAGCCCATCGCCCAAAGTGCAGTTTTTTACTGCTGCGGGTGTGCCCCTTGTCGGCGGCAAACTGTTTACGTATGCCAGCGGCACAACTACACCTTTAGCTACCTACACGGATAGCACTAAGGCCACTGAAAACGCAAACCCCGTTATCTTAGATTCGCGCGGCGAAGCAAACGTCTGGCTTGGCCCTTCGCGCTACACATGGCTGCTTAAAGATTCATTGGATAACTTGATTTGGACTGCGGCTGGCGTTAACAGCAGCCCAAGCGCTCAAAGCACCCCAATAATTGCTGCCGCGTCACAAACAGTGTTTACTGTTCAAGAATACGGCCTTGGCGGCTATCTGATGGTAATCGTAGATGGACTTATCAAAGAGTTTAATTACGACTATACTGAAACCAACACGACAACAATCACTTTTACTACCGGCCTTACCGCCGGTCAACGATTAGTGACTCGAATGCTTTAAACCTTACCGGTGAGGTTCACTGGGAACTCAACAGAGTTAAAACATGACTGAAGAAGTCCAAGCCCTAGCGGAAGTAGACTCCGCGCCAGCAAAGGTTGTGACGGCCACACCTGAAGTTGCAGAAAATTTGCCGGAAGTAGCTGATAACCAGACTGTTAAGACATTCTCGCAAGAGGAACTTGACGCTGCTATTGGCAAGCGCCTCGCAAGAGAACAGCGCAAATGGGAACGCGAACAAGCCGCACGGCAAACCGTGCCAATTGTTCCCAAGGAAATGCCGTCGATTGACAATTTTGAAAGCACTGATGCCTATGCGGAAGCACTGGCACTCAAAAAAGCTGAAGAATTGATTGCTCAACGGGATCGCCAAAAGGAACAAGCTCAAGTCGTAGAGGCATATAGCGAACGTGAAGAAAAAGCACGGGATAGATACGACGACTTTGAAGACGTCGTTTACAACCCCAAGCTGCGAATCACCGACGTTATGGCTGAATCGATTCAATCATCTGACAACGGCCCCGACCTAGCTTATTGGCTGGGATCGAATCCGAAGGAAGCTGAACGCATCGCCCGTCTGTCGCCTATTTTGCAAGCAAAGGAAATCGGAAAGATTGAGGTCAGGTTGGCTGACAATCCTCCGGTGAAGAAATCAACTTCTGCGCCGACGCCTATTAGTCCGGTAACTGCGCGGTCTTCGGGAAGCCCGAGTCATGACACGACTGACCCACGGTCAATCAAAACCCTGACTACATCGGAGTGGATCGAAGCCGAGCGCAATCGCCAGATTCGTAAGTACGAAGCACAACGCAACCGCTAATTTTTTAAAGGACTTCAAATGTCAAACAGCATTCTGACGATCGACATGATCACCCGCAAGGCTCTGGAAATTCTGGAGAACAACCTTGTAATCACCCGCAACGTGAATCGTCAATATGACGATAGCTTTGCGGTCGAAGGAGCCAAAATTGGTTCTACATTGCGTATTCGCTTACCCGATCGCGCTTTGGTGACCGACGGTGCCGCCCTGCAAGTTCAGGACGATAACGAACAGTTCACCACTTTGACTGTTGCTTCACAAAAGCACATTGGTGTCAACTTCACATCTGCTGAATTGACAATGCAGTTGGACGACTTTGCAGAACGTGTGCTCAAGCCTCGTATCAGCCAGTTGGCATCTTCTATTGATGCTGACGTTGCCAATGCGTACAAAACCATTGGTAACACTGTTGGTACACCTGGCACCACACCCGCAACTTCTTTGGTCTTGTTGCAAGCCCAACAGAAGCTGAACGAAAACGCTGCTGTGATGTCTCCACGTTACGCTACCGTAAACCCTGCGGCTAACGCTGGCTTGGTTGAAGGCATGAAAGGTCTGTTTAACCCAACAGATACTGTCAGCAAGCAATTCAAGAACGGCATGATGGGCATGGGCGTGTTGGGCTTTGAAGAAGTCAACATGTCTCAGTCAATCAAGCAACACACCACCGGCTCACGTAGCGCTAGCGCTTCTACACTGGTCAAGACCCCCGGCGTCACTTCCGAAGGTGCGTCAACCATTTTGTTGGAACAAGGTTCTGTAAGCACTACCATTAAAGCTGGTGACGTGTTCACAATTAGCGCCTGCAATGCTGTTAACCCACAGACCCGTGAGTCAACTGGTTCTTTGTTCCAATTCGTTGCTTTGGCTGACGCTACTGCTTCGTCTGGTACTTGGACTGTGACCGTGGCTGCTATGTACTCTGCTGCACATGCTTTGGCTACTATGGACGCGTTGCCTGCAACTGGCGGTGTCGTAACCTTCGTGGGTGCTGCTTCTACTCAGTACGCACAGAACTTGGTCTACCACAAAGACGCTATCACCTTTGCTACGGCTGACCTCTTGCTGCCACAAGGTGTTGACATGGCTGCTCGCGCAGTTCACAACGGCATCAGCTTGCGTATTGTTCGTCAGTACGACATCAACAACGACCGTATGCCTTGCCGTATTGACGTTTTGTACGGATTCAGCACAATGCGTCCACAAATGGCTTGCCGCATCTGGGGCTAATCGAATGGGGCTTTGGC